ATATATTTTAAGCCTACTCGCATCCAAAAGGGTCTTAAATGGACTGGTGTCAAGCATTCCATCTCTTAATCCTGTACTTAGTTTTAAAGACATTCTTATACCTCCTGATTATAGGTTAAATACTAATTTAGCAGCCATTAGTATTTACAAATTATGTTAATGTTATGATACCGTTGGCATGCCACTGAATGGTAAAAGTACCCGCTGTAACTGTCTTAGCTCCACCAAAGTCAAACGAACATATAAGGTCGTCAGTTGCTACGGTGTTGTCCCAAAGAACTGCGTGGTATGCTGTGAATGTGGCAGAAGTCCAAGCGGTGTCTGTGCCATCCCACTTAGTTGTTGCGGCTTGAGTGACTGCTTGACCTGCCAATACTTCTCCATTGGCAGCATAATTACCTGCTACCGGAAGTTCGTTGGCTGAAACATCTGCCCAGACATTATCGGTTGCAGCAAAGACATGTACGTTGTCCATCAAGGCGACTTGGATGACATCTCCTGACGCCCCAATATCAACCTCCTTGTTCATTAAATTTGCTTTGAATCTGTTGTAAATTCCGCTGGCCATTTTAGCCCTCCCTGATTAAATGTTAATAGAAAATAAGATCATCTTCACATGGCATTAATCTGAGAATTGCGGTTATGCCTCATGCAGAGGAATAAGAATCGCAGTCAAACAGCTATGTGCTACTGTATGTTATTTGCTTCTTTAAACTCTTTGATAAGTGCTAAGGACGGCAGCTTCAATAAAACGTCTTGCCTACCGTCTGGATGCTTAGTGATTACTTCAATAGGCTTTATAACAAGCTTTCCTTCTATTACCTTTGCGTCCCAATTCAATTTTTCGCCTGTTCTTACTGTCTCCATTTTAGCTCCATAAAGTTGATACATATTGAGCCAACCCGTTTTCGTCCCGAAAAAGCCCGGCTCCGTATCGCCTATCCGGTATGTTGTACTTGCCATCGGTTATGTTGATAAAGCGTCCGCCATTGGCTCCTATGCAAATGCCTTGATCTGACGTCCACATAATAACGGTGCCTGACAATCCTTCCCCTACTTTCTGGCCATCTTTAATCTTTACATCTGAGCCTTCAATACAACCGTATCCAGCAAAGCTTCTTAAGGTCTGTTCTTCTCGTATACCGCCTGCTATGAAATAAGTGGCTTGCCTGTTTATATCTCCGACGGTAATCCAAATGCCATCATCAACGGCCTTCATCATAGTTATTTCATTCTCAAAAGCCATAAAATTATGTCTTCGGTCTATTTCCCCGAAGTAATTGACATCACTGTACCAAATAGTTTCGTTCCTTGCAATGTAAAGCCTGCCATTAAAATACTCTATGATCTGGCCTGGCAATGGTGCGTGTTTGAATTCTCTGGTAGGAGTAGCGAACTGATTGTCTGTGTTATTGTATACATACCCAATAACAGAAGGGTTTGAGTAGAAGTACTGATCGTTCATCTCTGTAAAAGACATGTGGTAATTTGCAACACCTGTGCGCAGCGTAGTAGACGTGTAGTCGGCCTTAAGCATCTTAAGGACGCCATTCTCAACATAGAAACACTTCTTATTGTCGCCCCACATGCTGTGGATTTGTCCGGCTGGAGTGACTTTTTTGACAACGCCATCCCTCCGAGAAGGCCTGCCTTTGTCTGAAATATCAACATTGTATGCGTAGGTAAGTTCTCCTGGCTGGAGCTTGGAAGCGTCTGATACGTTATTCACTCCGCCAACACTACCTATTTCATACGTCTGAGTTGATACTTCTATGCTTCTAGTCATCGACTATATCCACCCTTAATTTAATTCCATGTCCACATTCAGGACACTCAACCTGGGCATTTGGTTCCATAACCTCAATCATCTCAACCATGCCATTATAACAATGCTGGCAAAGATTTATAGGCAGCATACCAATAAGCCCGTTAATACCGCCGTCTTCCTCTGCGTTGTAATCAGTGTTACAAATACTGCACTCTACCTTGAGCGGTGTTACCATATCCATGTCTCCTACAAGTTATAATAAATATTCCTTAGCGAAATTAGGAATATAACCATTATTACAATTATTTCGCATGTCTGTCCTCAGTGTCATATCAAATCCTTTACACTTCCCTATAGGGATTAAATATAACTTACCATCAAACATAGTGCAATAAGCATCTATTTCTTTGGTTGTGTACTTCTTTTTTTCTTTGCCACCCGTACAACGATAACAACTAAACCGGAAACCGCTTCCAGTTTTCCTTGAGGTTTTGACTTGTACTTTTATACAAATACCATCTATTATAACAATGAGGTCTACGCAGCTTCCATCATTGACTGGAGTAAAGACGAGATATTTCTTTTTTACAAACTCCAACTGAACCTCAAGTTCTGTTACATTTCCTTTCTCTATCGTATTCATAATAAATGGATGCGGAGGTCAGATTTGAACTGACGATTTCTTGCTTATGAGGCAAGCGACTTACCAGGCTTGTCCACCCCGCTATGTTTTGTATGCCACGGCTGGGGGTCTTTCCCCAAACCGTTTAGTAAACCTTGCCAAATGTTCTTTTGCCTTGCCTTTGTCCAATGTCTCTGAGTCCTGCTTGGAATACGCCCTTAACATCATCCAGTCAACTAAACCTTGATGATACACGGTATCTATCTCCGGGGAGTCTGTGAGCTTATCTACCAGTGTCATCGGTACTAATGGAAGCCTGGATACCATTAAATTCATAGTAGTCCCTGCACCGGGATTTTTATACAGAGTTATTTTGTTAGTTCCATCAGGAAGCCAGCTTCTCACCGCACCTGTATCGGTTTCCCAATTTGGATAAGTAGCGTCTAAAACCTTTCGCTGTGTTTTGACCAGAGGCTCAGTGCCGCTTAACAGCTTAACCCTTCGTATTTCCAGTATTTTTTCATCTGTACCATAGGTAGCCGTTCCAGAAAGCACCGTAATAGATGTTAATGCCGAAGTTTTATCTATTATCAGATTGCCCCGAATACATGCTTCATTCTCAGCGTCATTGGCATATTCCGTCCACTCGTCCAAACTCCATAAAAGGTCGGGCTTGTCCACTATTTCGTCTGCCTGATTCTGTGCTGATACAATTAAATCATTTAAAAACATGACTTCTCCTTACAGAAAGCGTGCTTGTTGGACTTGAGAATTCCCTGAAAATCCGGTCAGCACAGATATTCTTAGTTTACCTCTACCTTGCTCAAATCTCTTCTCGTGATACGCAGCAAGCTTTTCCTGGAACGTAGCTGGCTGTAAATAGAACTTCCATTTTACATAATCCTTCACAGTTTCCAAGTGAAGGTCTTCAATCTTTTCCGGAATATCGCTATCCACGATATCAGTAGGCATTAAGGATACCGTAAATTCTACGGCATCCCCGGTTGTGTCTGGTATTTTAGACCAGCGTATAGTGCTTCCGCCTTGGTATACGATGAATAACGGAGTGCCTGTTGTTATCTCCCAGTTATTCCCGGACTCGTGCGTCATCTCCCCAACTGTTTTATTGTCAAGGATATCGTTCTTATATTTACCATACAAGAACTTGACAAACTGAGTATTGGCTGTCAAAGGTACCAGCGTGTGTTCAGGGACATCAATAGTCGATACATCGGCTATATCCTCCGTGAAGCATCCTGTCCGCTTGCACAGCTCTTGAATTGCATCCATTAAATACTTCTCTACAAACAGGTCTTCTTCTGTAGGGAGCTCGGATAATACTTTTTGTCGCCAATCAATTATTTTTGTCATTATAGATCAGTTCTGATTTGAGTTTCCATCCCAGCATGCATGCGTTCCATCTCGTGCCGACTGTCGCCTTTGAACGCTGGTTTAGGTACTGGAATATAATATTCATTTGCCCTTAACGGCACGCCGTTTTTGGTACATGGTATTAAGTCCTGCCTCTTTAAAAGCTCAGGAGAAGAATCAAACACCCTATTGGTTTTTGCATTTTTCACGAACATAGGTATGATCTTCTCGATGGCTTCCCGTGTTGCTTCATCGGTACTTGAATCTTGAAGTATAATACCAAGGGCAATCTGAGCCTTCTTGACCAGCTCGCCTCTAATGATAGCAATATGCTGTGATAAGTCCAGGCTAAAGCCGAACTTCTTCAAGGCATATGTCCTCAATGCATCCTTGTTGAATTTCATGATCTTCTCAACGTCTTCCGGAAGAACGACTTCCTTTCGTGCTTCGCCGGGTTTCCTTTCGCCTAATTCAATAGGCTCGTTACCAGTCAGGTTTTCTGTTTCTGACGTCATACAACCCTCCGTAAAAAGTGTGAATCAAATTAAAGACATCTATGATCATAGACTTTTTTGCCATCTTCATCGCACGGCACTAGGTCTTTACGGCTCATAAGGTCTGGTGTTGCCTCAAAAACCCTCTTACTTACTGGATTCTTAAGATGTGTAATCGGTAGTTCTTTGGCGTACTTACTGCCCTGCACTACGGTCTCTGATACTGGTTCCACCTTTGAAGGATGTACCGGGTCGCTGGCATTTTCGTTGAGCGTATCTGCAAAATCCGGTATGGTTTTCATAAATGCCTTTGCCTCCACAACCGCGTCATCAGACGTCTTGAGCGCGGCTGGTGTTGAAGTCGGCGGCAGCATTTCTTTGCCTTCTGTTTTATCCTGTTCTGAGTCCACAACAACCTCCTTTTAAAGACTGTAAAAATAAGGGGCAGGGAACGGGCAAAAAAACGTCCGTCCCCTGTAACTCCCCAATAATACCCTGCTTACTCAGTTGACAACGGTATCATATAACCTTCTGCCCAACAGGTGATGTGCGCTGCATCAACAGGATTGCCAGGGTCAAGGTCGATTGTATCAGCTGTGTGATACAACTTACCACCAAGCGCAGGGAATGCATCGCCCGGTAATGAAACACCAACATCGAGAGCTGTACCGTCAAGGTCAAAAGCCGTAGCTATCCAACCATTAGGGTCAACTGCATCGCCGAATACGCAAGTTGCAACCGCACCCTGAACAGTATTCAAACGCACTCCAAAGAGTGTCATAAAGAATCCTGCCGGAATGCTGATCAACTGCGCTATGTCAGTAACAATTAAGTTATTTGCAACAACGCTAAAATCAACGTTATTTGCAAACCTGACATGCTTCCTTGTGTCTTGTTCAGAGACACCAATCGTGCCACCTCTTACGACGCTTATAGTAGCCATTACGAAACCTCCAATTCAAATTACTGCCTGGCCTCCGAAATTTTTAGCAGAGGCCAGGCACAGATTATATAGTCTGAAATAAAATAAGTCCAGCTTAAGCTTACGCCTTTGTAGCTGGCATGTAAACGCCTGAATCTTCGTGTGTAACTTTGTAACCGTACACATTCAGTCCACGAACAGCATCACCGAAAGTATCCTGCAATCTCAGCGTTTCAGTTTTTACAAACTGAGAAGCGAAAGAAACAAAATCTCTCGTACCAGCCATACAGTGGAAAGCACCAGTAGCAGGAACACCAGTCAGAGCTATGTTGTTAGACACATAGATCATGAACCTGTCGATCATTCCAAGTTTTCCGTTACGCAAAACAGAGGTCAAATCGCCTGCAAGAGATGCATCCTTCAAGTCACCCTTCTTGATCATACCAGCAATCCAAGGCGGAATTACCAACCATCTGCCTTCTGTTGGGATGTTAAGCTGATCAAGTTCGGTACCTGCATCTACAATCCATTCCAGTACATTTGTCTTTGTTACGATTGTTGAAATCAAAGAACTTGTAGCATCGGTGTAGATATTAGCCAAAAGGTTCGTATCTATAGCGATTTTAGTCTGCTCAGCTGCATCAAGAGTTGTTTCATTGATGATGTTGATGTCAGACTGCGCTCTGTCGATATCGTCAAGCTTGAAGGCATATACCTTCGCCTTGTCGATAAGCAACTCAAGTTTCTGGTCATCCAGATCCTGGTAATTAATAGTGGCACCGTGCTGGTAATCACTAACCGTTACCGTTGGCCTTTTACGGATAATAACCTTGGAACCCTGGCCTTGGATTTCACCTTCCCAATCGTTATTACTTATTTCTCCGAATACTGTTGTTGCATAAAACTTTGCCTGGAGCTTCTTACTCCAAACTTCCGGTATAAAATTACCATTTGGAAGGTTATTATATCCGGCTGCTACCGCGACTTGTCTACCCATAGCAAGCCCTCCTTGTTGATTAAAGTTATAAAAAAGTTAATTTTATCCTTAGATCAAGTCGGGAATCATGGCCTGCCTAAACAGGGAATCACGGCCTCTTATCTCTAATATACATCTACTGCTTTGCTTAGCGAACTAAGCCCTTCTCCATTGCCGCATCAATCGCTGGTTCCTGCTCAGCGAACTCCGCTGGTGTCATGGCATCAATTTGCTGCCTTGTAAACAATGTTTGTCCGTCTTGGATATTCACATCCTTTGATTTGTTAAAGGATGGATTTGCGGCCTTCTTGGCTTTGTCGAGCTTAGAGTTGCTTTTATTCTTAGAAGTATCCTTCTGAGAATCGGCAGTAACCTCGTAACCATTGGCCTGCTTGAAATTCGTCAGTAATGCAATTACATCTTCTGTTGATCCACCTTTTCGGATTGATCTTGCTCCGGCTCTTTGAACCGGGTCAAGCTCTTCTATCCACTGATCTAACAAGGGTTCGTTTGAAATCTCTTCGTAATCTGAATGAGCTGCCGCAATGGCAGTGACATGAGTATTTGTCTTAACTGTCTTCGCTTCTGCAACACGAGTGACTTCGTTTTGCTCAAGCGTGTCCAGCTTAGACGTAAGTACTTTATTCTCAGCGTCTTGCTTTGCCATAATCTTTAACATAGGCTTGGCAATTTCCGGATACTCAGCCGCCAATTCGTCAAGGCTCTTTTGTAGCTCGCCATCATCTACCGCTGCAGGCTTCACATTAGATTGCTTTTCTTCTGAACTATCTTTCTTTTCCGTCGCAACGACTCCATCTGCTATCTGTTTCTGAAGAGC